AAGCCGTACGAGGTCTTGCACGGGTGTGCAGGGGGTGGTTCCCGTGGGGTTTGTGGGTTTTTTCACCATGGGATCAGGGTTTTTGTGGTTTGTTGTTGGAAACTAATGTTTGGTTCGCTGCGATTGCCTTTGCTTCTGTTGCATGTTCTGCAGATGATTTGCCCGTTGTCGAGGGTGTTGAGTCCTCCCCGGCTGACGGGTGTGATGTGGTCGGCTTCGGGGCTGGTTGGTAGATCGTGTGTGCCCCAGGTAATGGTGGCTCCGCAGAGTGGGCATTCGGTTTGGCCTTGCTGGCGGGCTTGGGTGATGAGCCTTGCCCGCCAGCGCCGGTGGGCTTGGCTTGCTGTGCGGTTGGTGTGTGCCATCGCGTCCCCTGTTCACCTATGGCCCCTGCGAGCCTCTCATTGCTCCTGTAACGGCCTAGAACGTGTTGGGGGTATGAATACTCTACCGGTGCCCTGCTGTTCGATCCTAGGCCCTGTTTTGTTTGTTTGAGGGGGTGTCTTAAACGTTCCGGGGTGTTTGTTTTCTCCACTACCCCCTGGCATGTGAAAAAGATCACATCGCCCCCCAGCGGTGTCAAAAGAAGAAGGACACGAAAGAAAAAAGGGGGTGGATGGGTGTTCGCGTTTCACAGCTTAGCGCTGAGCGCCTAGCGCTAAAGTACACAGGCTAAGCGGGAACACCTTAAGGTTTTAAAGTCTTCTACATATAATATACACTTTAAGTCTTACCTGGTGTTAAGGGTGTTGGCGTGACACGCCGTACGCCTTCAGCCGAACACGCTAAGCCTGAAAGGGACACAGGTAGAGTAAGTGTGGTGAGTGTGCAACCGGGAGCGTGCGACCGGTGGTACACGAGTCACACGGTGAAAGCCCATCGGCGTTGACGGCCAAAGGTTCCTCTTCTCCCCTGATGAAGAAAAGAAGAGAAGAGAGAAAGTACCAAAGAGAGTAGAGAAGTAAAGAAGTTAACCTCTTAGCTCTTCTAAAACTTTTATAACTTATAAGCTTTAATACTTATATTATATTATTATACCTATAAGCTTTAAGACTTATAGGTATAATATTAAAGTTTAAGACTGATGGTTAACTTTAAATACTTAAGGTCTTTAAAGTCTTATAGTTACTTTAAGTGTTTAAAGCTTATAAGTCTTTAAGTCTTAATAGTTATTTTAAGTTTTAAAGTCTTAAACACTGATGTGAAGTTTATATCCTTAAGTGCTAAGCCTTTAAGGTTTTATACTTAACTTAGGTGTTAAGGTCTTTATACTGATGCTGAGCCTTGAAGGGCTCAGTGCTAAGTGTGTAAGCCTTTAAGGTTATTAATTAACTTTAAGTGCTAAGCTCTTAAGTTTACTTAAAGTGTTTAAAGCTTTAAGACTGATGCCGAGCCCTTGAGGGGCTCGGTGCTAAGCTATCAGCACCTTAGCGCTAAGCCCTTAGGTCTTTAAGTCTTTGGTAGACTGATGGATGTAAGGGTGAAAGCCGCGTCAGCGGATTTCGGCCTTGCGTCCAGCTGGCTACCTGTCCAGCCTATCATACCCCACCTGGGATGAGTCAAACTGGTGGATTTGGCTCTATAGGCGGGTTTGAGGGCTGTAAACGGGTGTTTTTGGTAGTAAAGGTCCAAAAATTAAACCTAAACTTTTCCTTAAATTTTCTTAGAGTCTTGTAACCTTTGAGGGTGGTTCAGGCTGAAACACCTAGTCAGAACAGGTTTCACTCCCGGACAGCTGTCACACTGTACTCCTGTGTCCTTTCCGAACACGCTAGGCCCATCAGTGCTGATGGTGTTCCCTCAGGCTTTCGAGTACTCGTCGCTAGGGCTCCTCGTACTCTCAAGCCTTCCCCTGATGGCGTGTACTCCTTTCAGGGCTGTGTCTTAAGGGCTAAGCTCTTAAGGCTGATGCCGAGCCCCTCAAGGGCTCGGTGCTAACTGCTAAGACCATCGGTGCTAAGCGCTAAGACCTTAAGGCTTGAAGGCTGATGCCCCCCTCTTTCTTTTACCGCGTCCTTCTTCCCTCTTAGCATCCCACACTGTCCACATAGTTGAGGCTTAGCTAACCGGGATAGGGACTGGTGATCTGCGTCTGGACTGCTGGTCGTGTATCAGGCTCTGGGAGGCGTCTAGAATCGATCAGAATGTGCTGGGGGTATGAATACCTAGCCCCCACTCTGTAAGGCGCTCCTAGGCGCCGTGTGAAGGCTTTAAACGGCATTTCTGGGCTACACCCTCCATGCCAGATCGGCAGAGTGGCCTCGAGAGTGCACACCAAACTAGGAGGATGTGATACATCTCACACAGTATGAGGGTGTAGATTCCATGCCCAGATATGGCACCTCGACCCCCCGTCATGAAAGCCAAGGTAGATCTGCCGGGTCATCTACCGAACCTGCTATCACCCAGACATACCCCTGAAACGCCCTAGAAGGGCCCTAGAATCGATCAGAAGGGTCAACCCTACATAATCCTACCCCCAGAAGATTTGAGACGCCGAGAGAGGCAATAAAGGCTTAAGTGACATCTGTCACACCCGACACTCCAGCATGAAACGCTCAATCCGAATGAGCGCCACCTTGACTATGGATCACAACCTACACACTCTAGAAACCACAACAACCCCCACAACCGCCGAAAGGAGCACACCCTCATGGATGGCACACTCATCACACCATCATTCACCAGCCTCTACAGGCAGACAGAAATCGACCCCCTCAGCCTCCACAGCCTCACCGGAGACCACAGCGAGGACATTGATCTGGATATGGTGCGCCGCATGTACCACGCCAAAGTCGAAGAAGCCATACGACTCATCCGACCCGACTGGACCCTCACCCTCGACGGTGCCATATACGGACCCCAGGACTGGCAGCCACTCACCCCAGATGAGGCTGAGGAACTCCACGACATGATCGACATGATCGATGTAGACGCCATCCTCAAAGCATCCACCCGATAAACCCTCAACAACGTTATCAGCAACGAAAAGGACATCATCATGCAGAAGATCGCCAACCACTTCACCCAGCTCTACACCCCCGCCAGCTACGACTGCCCCACACCCTTCGACCTGACACGCCTCGAAAACCTCTCCTGCGACCACCTCGATTTCGGGGGCCTCGCCGAAGCCTACCGGCAGAGCGTAGAGACTGAACTTCACAAGCTGCGCCCCAACACATTCATCGCCTCCGACGGCACCGTGTTCAGCCATGACGAGTGGAAGCCGCTCACCGGGGGTGAAGCCACGCAACTCTACTGGAATGTGAGCCGCATCAATGTTGGCCAACTCCTCACCCTATGCGCCCGATAAAACCCCAACCACACACAATGAGCCTAGAATCGCCTAGAAATACCTGACCTATATAATCATACCCCCAAGGGCTGAAAGTCGCTCTAATCCTCAGAGTACAAGCTTAAAACACGAAAGAAGGACCAATCATGCAATGGACATGCCACAAGTGTGACACCACGATCATCGGATACCGACCAGAACACTGCACAGTCTGCCACGAAACATTTAATGGTACTTGTGCCGGGGACATGCACCGGACAGGCGATCATGGAGTCAAGGAAGGCCCAGATCGTCGCAGGTGCCTCACCGTGGACGAGATGGAGGCTAAGGGTATGACTCGCAACCGCCATGGATACTGGACGCAAGGGAAAGACATCTCCTACCTCAAGGATAAAACCCCTAGCCACACAAGGATCGCTCACAATCGTTGAGCGCACACTTGACAGTGGGCCCAGCCGCTGAAAGTATTAATCATGTCAGCAACGAACAACACCCCGGAAAGGGGACAACAGCCATGAACAAGAAAACAGGCTACACCATCGCAGGCGCCACAGCCGCCATCATTGCCGCCGCCTCATTCATGCCAGCCCCAGACGACAATCCGCCACTCGCCTCACAACCAGCCCCACAGGCCACCACAGCCAACACCGAATGGACCCCCAAAACCGTCCAACAGCGCAAAGCCGAAAAGAAAGCCCGGCAGGCCGCCGCAGAACAGTCACTACAAGCCGAACAGCAGAAAGCCCACAAGCAAGCCCAAACACGGGGTGAAGAAACCTCACAAGGTCTCACCATGATCACCGCGGCACACGCCTGCAACGACAAGGCTGAACAGCAAGCCGCCGCACACGGTGTCAAATGGAACGGCAACCCCGACATCGACCTCCAACTCCACAAAATTATTGGCAAAGACACCTTCTCCATCGTCTACGGCGCCACCGTCCGCCAGCCGGGAGCATCCAAACTCCCAGTCACCGTCCACTGCCTCGTCACTGGAACAGAAGACCACCCGCACGTCACCGACCTCAACATCAACCCGCAACAGTAACCCGCCAAGGAGCATCCCCGCTATGCCTCTCCTATCCCACTACGCTGTCACCACCGGCCTCGCCGACACGGCACACATCATTCACCACACCGGCGGCACACTACGCACAGCCACCGATATTGCCTCCCGCATCAACACCCTCAACCCAGACATTGATCTCGACCACCAAATCCACCAACTGTTATCTATCGAAACCAACCTGTACAACATTTATAAAACCATCAACACAATTCTTCAGGAGCAAGCATGAACACACCCAACAGTATCGAGTTGCACAGTTACGAAACGTTCTTCACCACACTGGCATGGATCCAAGGCGCCATCATCACATGGATGTACGCCACCGGCACCCCACACAAGGCAGCCCTCGCCATCATCGCCGCATGCGCCCTCACCACCCTCCTGGGTGCCTCAACCCTCACCAACAATCCCCGAGACACTAAATGATCACAACACCCATCCTTATTGCTGAAACCCTCGCCATCATTATTCTCGCCGTAGCACTCGCCCACAACAACAACCAGTAACCCACCCCTAAGGAGCACACCCCCATGGATGAGCCAACCCGCATGTACACCGACCCCAACAGCGGTGCTAAAAAAGAATTGAAACTTTGCAGGCTATCCCTCATCGACCCCGCATCCCTTCACGCCCTCGGCTCCGTGGCAGGATACGGTGCCACCAAATACGGCGACAACAACTGGACCGGAGGATACCCGTGGAGCCACAGCGTCGACGCCCTCTACCGGCACCTACTATCATGGCAGCAAGGACGCAACCTCGATGATGAATCCGGGCTACCCCACCTGGCCCATGCCGCCTGGCACTGCCTAGCACTCCTCGCATACCAGCAACACGATGCCGGCCAAGACACCCGCAACCCATGGAACACCCACAAAGGCGACAAGTAATGCCCCTAGCACAAAAACCCGCTATCATCGACCATCCAGGCCACATCTCCTACTCATCACTGTCACAGTGGGCCGAATGTGGAGAAAAATGGCGCCTATCCCACGGCTACCATGCACAGCACCACACATGGTATGCCACCATCGCCGGAAGCGCCATACACCACATCACCGAACAATACGACCTACACCTGTACAATCCCGCCGAATACCCTGCACTGCCAGACAAACTCTCATCCTTCAAAAACATTTTCGACACCCAAGTCGCCCTCGCCGAATCCGAAGGCACAGAAATCAAACCCTCCGGCAGGGTGTGCAAAAACATGTGCGAGTCGGGCGGGCCACACAAAAAAGACTACGACTGGTGGATGATATACGGCCCCACCTTTGTGGACAGGTGGAAAAACTGGAGGCGCAACCACCCAGAATACATCACCGCTGTTATTGACGGCCAGCCAGGCATCGAATACCCGGTAGAAACCACCCTCCAGGATGGCACCACTATTGTCGGCTACATCGACCGGGTATTCACCGACACGAATACGGGTGAAACCTTCATTTTGGACCTCAAAACCGGACGCCTACCCGCCGACAGTATGCAGCTGCACACATACCGGTACATGCTCAACCAACACGGCATCCATGTCACGAAAGGCATGTTTTGGACGCCAGCCACCAGCCGCAACGACGACAAGTCCCCGACACAAGGCACATCCACCGAACTCTACGATCTTGACAACAACACCTACCGGCATGTATCATCCATGTACAGTCAAGCAATGAAAGGAATCAGCCAAGGCATCTTCGTACCCCACGTCACAGCACTCTGCAAAGGATGCCCCGTCAAGGACGCCTGCTGGGCTGTCAACGGGAAAGACGCCTACAGGTACCCTATAGAAACCACCATCACAGCCCCAACAAAAGAAGACAAGGAACACCAGTGACCGACCACACAGACGACGACCGATTCACCGTCACCCTCAAATACGGAGGCGACTACGCCGCCCCATGGACCGTCATCCGCGGAGACACCGCCGACCAGGTAAAGAAGACTATCATCGACCTGCTAGGCGGACTCAAAAACAGCTCCGCGGCAAGGAACTGGGACCTGGCAACACTGATCGCCACAGCATCCATCATCCTACAAGACCGATACAACCAGGCAGCCAAAGACTACGTCAACAAAATCGCATCAGAAGGAAACAACACCATCATCGACAAAATCAACAATGCCACCAGCAAAGCACAGCTAGCCGACCTCCTCAAACAGTACAAGAAGACCATCACTAGTAACAGTGACGTGTCAGAGGCGTTCCGCACTAAACGAAACAGCCTCACCCGATAAAAACCGACACAAACCAACAAACAAAACAACACAAACAGTCAAGGAAACAACAATGGGACTCGCCAATTACCGCAACAACAGCAACAGCACCTTCTTCAACCCCTCCCGAAACCAGGACGCCACCGCCATCGCCTTCAAAGTCCGCGACGTCCAGCACAACACCGAAGGCTACGGTGGACAGGTCGCAGACCGCATCTACGCTGATGTCACCATCTTCCACACCCTAGACGATCTCAACAACGGCACCCCAGAAACCATCCCCAACGCTATTATTGAGAAAGCACGCGGCAACAACGACCGCCCACACTCCATGATCCGCGATCTAGAAGCATACCTTGGCGAAGAGCAGGCCTTCAAACTAGCCACCGTACGCACCAAAAACGGCTTCAACGCGGTCGTGCTCAAACCCCTCGATGACGCCATCTACGATAAGGTTGCCGAATACGTAGACAAACGCGATAACGGCCAGCTAGACGACACCACAGCCTCAACTGATGCTGACATCGATATCGACTCCATCTGACCACCAACACAACATCCAACCGATAGACAGATAGATTAAGGCTCCGATGCTCTCTCTCCAAAGATCCTTCGAGAGAGCCTCCCAAACCGCAGCCGAACTGCCCCGCATACCACAACTAGAACCCCTCTACCGCAACCTGGACATGCACATCCACAAAGGGGATCTCGTCATGATCGCGGGGCGGTCCGGCAGCCAAAAATCCGGGCTAGCCATGTTCATCACAGCAATGCTCAACCAGCCCGCCCTCTACATATCAGGGGACATGACACCCTGGGAGGCCTCCACACGAATCATCTCACTCAACACCCAACACACCACCGCCCAGATACAACACAACATCGACGACTACGGGCCAGAATACTATCGAGACAGCATCCACCACGGCCAACACATCACATTCTCATTCCAGTCACCCATCACCTGGACCGACATCACCATGGAACTGCAAGCCTACATGGAAATGTGGAACACCTTCCCACCACTCATTGTTATCGACAACCTGATGGACATTCAAGACTGCGAGAGTGACTATCAGGCCCAGCAGGAAGCCATGCAATGGATCACAGCATTAGGTAGAGATACTGGCTCCACCATTATTGTCACCCACCACGCAACCGACAAAACCGGAACCGACATCGAACACCCCCCGGCTAGGCGGGAAATCAAAAACGGCCTCTCCGAAAAACCACAACTCATATTGGGAGTCTCCCTGTATGGTGGCGAAGACAACGGCAACGGACTCACCATCCCCGCCGAGGCACGCATCGCAGTGTTGAAACAGCGCACCGGCAAATCCAGCCCAGACGGAACCCGATACGAAAGACTCAGAGCCTACCCCGAATACACATTCTTCGGGCCACTCGCCGAAAAACAGCCATGGAACATGACCCCAACACACAAAGGACTATCATGTCGACACAACAGGCACGCAACCGCAGGGCAGGAGCCGAATGGGAAACACGACTCCTCCACCAGCTACGCGACACCGGCTATGATATAGAACGCCTCCACCTCAACGGCCGCGAAGACGAAGGCGACCTCATCCTCACAACCGGCCACAAAACCTATGTGATAGAAGCCAAAGCAGGCCAGCCCCACCTCGCCGAATTCGTGAAACAAGCCAGCCGGGAGGCACGCAACTACGAAACACACCGAAACAAACAAAACAATTCCACCATCGGACTCGTAGTGATGAAACAGCGCAACAAGCCATGGAGCGAAGCCTATGTGGTATCAACCCTCAACGAGCTCCTCCCACACCTCTGACACCTGCCGCCTCCTCGACACCTACCAGATACGCTACAACCCGTCCAGGAACGAGCAACACATCCTCTGCCCGTTCCACGACGACCACCAGCCCTCCATGAGCATCAACCTCGACAAGGGCGTCTGGTACTGCCACACATGCGGTGTCGGAGGAGGCCTCGCCAAACTGAAACAACAATTAGAGAAAGAAAACCCGAATGTACGACAGCATACGCCCATACAACCTTGCGGAACGCCGCCGAATCCAGAAAGCGGCGGCCCTCTACGAAACCCACCTCGAAAACATACTCGACCTGCTCTCAGCAAGAGGCATCAGCGAAGAAACAGCCCGGCTCCACCACCTTGGATACATCGACAATGACCCCATCCCAGGCCACGAAGACTACAACCAGTGCATCACCATCCCCTACATGTACCCCGTCTGGGGGGAGCCAGCCGAAATACGAAAAATGCGTTTCCGCTGCTCACTCCCGCACGACTGCAAAACCCACAACCACCCCAAATACCTAACCCCGGCCGGAGACACAGGCTCCATCTACAACATGGCCGCCATGGCCAACCCGGCAGCCGAAATGCACATTTGCGAAGGCGAATTCGACTCCATGATCCTCGAACAATGCGGATGGCCGGCCGTAGCCCTACCCGGGGCCACCTCGTGGCAAACCTTCTGGACCAAATTCTTCGAAGGCTACGACCACATCTACATCTGGTCAGACCCCGACAAAGCAGGAGACCAGATGGCCCAAACCCTCCAGACGGCACTCCCCCAAGCCACCCGCGTGCCCCTCACCCTGGGCGATGTCACAGACACCTACCTGCAGGCCGGAAAAACAGGGTTGACACAAGCACTAGACACAGTGCTACAATAAAACCACACAAGCAAACCAAACAAAGAAAGGCATAAAAAGCATCATGGACCCCCTCGACACATGCCCCATCCCCGGCCGCCGCGACACCAGCAAAGCCGCCAGGAGGCGTATCCGCCTCGCCATCTGTGCAGAAAAATGGGCTGATGGTGAAGACCCACTCCACATCATGCACACCTGGGGCACCACCTATGATGGGATGCGATCCATGATCCGCGCCAACCCCGACATTAGGCTACCCGACGACATGGCCAAACGGTTACACAAAATCTGCCGGGAAGCCTACCCCAAAAACCAGCCCAACAGACACCGAAGCGGATGGGACCAATACGAAAAAGACTACTACACGGAGGAAATACTCTTCCTCAACTCCTTCAACGTGCCAGCCATCGACATGCTCAAACGACTCGACGTCTCGTGGACCATGTGGAAACACATCATCAACGAAAACAATCTCACCCGGCTCCAGCAAGAAACCGACAACGCCTGCCAATGGGCAAACCTGCGAAAACAGCACCCCGACAAAACGGATCAGGAAATCACCCAGATGATGTACAGTAACCAAGTAACGTTCAGCAAGGTGATGAAAACCATACCCGCATAAACATCCATGACACCAGCATAGTATTTGCACACTCTTTCACACATAGGAGACATGATGGTTACTAAAACCCAACACTTGATCGACATGTACGGGGACAACAACAACGATAAGTTTCCCGAACACCTACATGACGTCATATGCGGCCGTGCCATCATCCACAATGCCGGCGAAGTCTCATGGTGCACACGCAAACCAGGACACGACGGCGACTGCCGCACAGGATGGCAGCCCACCACACAACCCCTAGGATATCATGGCAACCAAAACTGAAACCCTCATCCAACGCTACGGTGATAAGGCTGCCGACGTGCTCGCCGACAGGTCCATCCCCGCCACACAGCTAGCCCAAATGCTCACTGAAGCCGGATACCCCATCTCCGCCACCGTTATCAAAGACTATCGCCGCAAACAAACCAACACCCAGAAGGAGGAGGATACCCGATGATAGACAATATAGACCGGCTACTCACACAGCTAGCCAACCACGACAACGCCATCGACACCATCGACGACAATCTAGCCAACGGCACCGTGCGCCGCACACGCATCTCCGAATGGACCTTACCGAACGGAGAAACAGGCCGATCCATACAAAAAATAATCGACCACCAACCAGCAACCAACCCCTACCCTGTAGACGAACTCGTTGATAAACTAGCCGAATGGACACCCCCAAAACCCGAACAAGACACCCGCACCGACTACAGCACTGCGGCCTTCGTCATCGGGGCAGGAGACTTCCAAATCGGCAAAGGCATCCCCGGCGGAGAAACAGCACACTTCGCCGACAACTACCTACACACCCTCATCGTCGCAAAACACTACTGGCAACAAGCAGGCAAACCGCAACGAGTCCACATCGCATTCCTCGGCGACATGATCGAAGGATACGTGTCACAAGGAGGCAACAACGCCTGGCGCACACAAACACCCCTGACAGAACAAATCAGGCTCACCCGCATGGCCATGATGCAACTCGTCCACATGTTCGACCACTGCGCCAACGTCACCATCACATCCATCCCCGGCAACCACGGAGAAGCCGTACGCTTCGGCAAAGGAGTCACCACCTACGATGATTCATTCGATGTGGACTGCTGCCGGGCCATCGCAGAAGCCTACCAGCTCAACAACCAATACCCCAACCTACACTTCCACTTCCCCAGCCGAGACGAAATGACCACCACCGTTGATGTGGCTGGCACACAAATCCTGCACGCCCACGGGCACCAATGGAAAACCGGCAAACACTACGAATGGTGGCGCGGCCAAGAATTCCACAACGGCACCACATCCCACATCCTCATGGCAGGGCACCGGCACCACCTAGAAATCTCCGAGCAAGGACAACGCACCTTCATCCAATGCCCATCCATGGAAGGCGAATCCACATGGTACCGGCACAAGACAGGCACCACCGGAAACCCCGGACTCGTGTGCTACACTATCAACAACAAAACACCAAACAACTACCAGATAGCCCGATGAAAGAGATGCCATGAGCAGACGACCAACCAAAGCAGACCTAGCCACCACCGCATCGTGGGGATGGGCAACCCCCCACCACCAGCGCCAGCTACACAAAGCCTGCACCAACACGGCACGCCACTACCCCGCAATCAGCGCAGACGACCTCTACCAAGACTCCCTACTATATATTGCGGTGCGGGAACAATACCACAACCTAGACAACAAACACTACACCAAAATGTGCTACAGGGTAGCCAAACGGCTAGCCAACAAAACCACACAACACCTAGACCAGCCGAAACCTTTACCCGATATTATTCATCTAGCCGACAACCAAACAAGCATCTGAAAGGGGAGAACACACACCATGGTCACCACCATCCTCGACGACGGAACCCAAACCACCAGGCTACAAACAGTAGGCTCCACCACCACAGCCATCATCACCAACACAGAAACACCCGAAACCATCACCGCCAAATACACCATCAGTAAAGACGGCACAGCCACCTACAGCATCAGCGGAAACACCTATTTGGGAGACCACCAACACATTATCAAACTCATGTACGACTACTGCCACTGCGTGGGACGATTCGACACCAGCAACACCAGCAACCCAGACAACCTCGACAACCTATTCAGGGGATGACCAGTGAACCGAACCTACACCACCGCCGACATCATCCAAGCCGCCCAATGGATCTGGAACGGCGGACCATGGAAACCAAGCGTCGAACCAGGAATGCCACCACCACCAACCGCCCCCCAGCATCACGGCAACAACATTGTCACCATGATCGATTTGCAGCTAGCCATCGACGACTACACCCTCACCTGCCAGCCATCCAAACAAAGGAAACGGCTAGCTAGGTTGGCAGCGTTCCGTGAAGTATACGGGTATGACCAAACCTATTCGGTGGCAGCCCAACGATTGGGTGTGACAAGACAAACCGTGAAACAGTGGGCAGACCAAACACTGATGACGTTAACCGAGTACGCAAACAGCACATACTACATGCCAGACGATAACGAAGGAATGGCATAACACGATGGACAACACACACAATATCCCCTACACCGCCCTCAAAACAGTAGTACACCGAATCATCCAACAACAGCCCACCAACATGCAGCAATTGGAAAACATTGTTGACAGTGTCGAAAACCAGTACCGTGTACCCATCTCACTCGACAATGTGAACCTTACCGTCAAAGAAGTCAGCCTCGACGATCTCGCTATCGACCAGGACACGCTAGACGAGTGCAGCGAAATCCTGTGGGACTGCGACAGTGCAGGACACCCAAACAACAGCAACACCCGTGGCATTCCAGACGACACACGGGCAAGCCAGGAAGCCATAGATTGGCTCGCCGGAATCGCATACCAGGCCAAACTATTGCAAGCGGAAGCCGACGATATCATGCAGTCTATCATCTGCCACCGCGACAATTATAAAAATGTTATCGGCCAGAACGTTCTGCACCAGGCCAACGATACTATCTCCGCCTGCCTCCACCTGGACCAGCTGATCGAAGACACACTAGACGACAACCTGTAAAACTCCTGTAGACACAAAAATAGTGCCCCAGCGGCAACCACCACACAATCGTGGCAGCACCGCTGGGGCACACATCTATATTCACTTATGCAACAGTAGACTCTACCGTCCCAACCTCCGACTCGGCAGCACGCCGAGGCTCATAGCCTACATCAAGATCCGCATCATCCATCGGCTCGATCATGCCAGGATCCGACACATCCACCGAATGAGGCTCCACTATTCCGGGATCATCCGGTGGAACCAAACCCGCATCCAGCTGAGGCTTGCCGGGCTTGCCGGCCACAAACGACGGGCTACCAAACGAAGTAGCCACCGACAACACCGCAGCAACCGTAGCTGTTATCAGGGCAGACTCCCACGGCAAACCACGAAACGACTCCGCAGTATACGTGACACCCGCAGTCACCCCCAACACAGCAACAAACGTTTGCACAAAAGTTTTCAGGGCACGCTCCAACAGGCCCAACCAAAACTGTTTACCCACAACAAACCACCATCACTTTTTCAAACCGTTAACAGCAGACTCAAGCCTGTCAATACGGCTACGACACTCCAACACGTAATACCAGACACTCCACAGGGCATCCTTGGTGCGCCACAACTTCCCCGTCACCGGATTCTTCACCCACGACAGGGCATCAACACGTTTACTCAAATCACCATTCTGAACCTGAACCACACCAACATCGTGATGCAGCTTATTCACCGACTGGGCCACCTGTGCCGACAACTGTTTAATCTGATTATGTAACGCTTGTACATCAGCCATACTCAACTCCTCACTACTTGAACCGCCGCCGTGGCCATTCACCACAGCCATAAATTTGTCCCACGGAAACCACGGCCCCGGATCGTCATGATCCGACTGATGCCACGCATCCGTCACATCAGTGTGCCCGCAGATGCCCCGCCTACCCGCTTTCAGATCGGCCACAGACAGTTTCCTCTTCGGAACACCATGCTTGTCACACAACTGCCGACACAGGATAGCGGCACGCTCCACCGCAGGCCACACACGAGGATCAAGCCACTGCTCCCGAGTGTAAGCATGGCCGGGCACACGGAACGAGGCGTGCGAACCCCCATCCGCGCAAATCTCTATACCCAAAGAATGCGGGTTAGGCGGGGCATGCCACCCAATCGTAGACTCGGACAGGCACTGCACCGTCTCCCCAATATCACACACATAATGGGCAGAACCACCCGCTGATGGGGAAGCAAAATAGTTTGCTGTAGACACCGCCCGCCCCTTACGGGAAGCGGACGGAAACCCCACATCCGGGCATGTTGCATGAATCACAACCCTATTCACCGGACTATTCGAACCGGCAGAGTGATGCGCCGCTGGAATGTATCTCACCACACACCACCCCCAAACACCACAATCAACACTAGTAACACCCTTCCCTCTTCTTGTTCACCTATGGGATGATACGGTAACCACAGGTGACGGTTTCACACTCTCGCAGGCCACCGAACCCGATATCGTGGAAGCCGTACCGTCACTATATTTCACAACCAGGCGGCCCCCGGAACAGTACACCGATATCACAGAGCGCCCATCCTTACCATCTTTACCGTCCTTGCCATCGGCACCGGCAGAACCCTGCGGACCCTGAGGACCCACAGGGCCACGCTCACCCTGTGCACCGGCAACACCAGGGGGACCGGCAGGGCCACGGCCACCATCAGCCCAATCAGCGCCATCCCTACCTGGCACACCATCCCGACCATCAGCCCCGTTCGCACCGGCAACACCATCACGGCCATCCGATCCATTCGCACCGGGCAGCCCGTCAGGACCCTTCACACCATTCAAACCCGGGGAACCCTGCGGACCAACAGGGCCAACCAGCCCAGCCGAACCATCAACACCATTACGGCCATCAACACCAGCCGGCCCCTGCGGGCCACGCTCACCGGCAGGACCAGGCACACCCTGCACGCTACGCTCAACACGCTGAGCATCCACACACAAGCCAGACTGGTGAAAACGCACCGACTCCTGCCCGCCAGAGGCACACACCTGCCGCACACGGGCAGCCAACCCTTTAGCGGCTGTACCATTAGACTGGGCTTTAGCCTGCTCCGAATCCCTTTGGGAAGCCACAGACCCATACCGCAAAGCACCCCCGGCAACCACCGCTAACAGTACAAGCGACAGGAACAACAGTATCAGGGAAGCCTTCTCAAACGAGCGGCGCTGCCGCTTCTCTTCCTCCAACTCCCTCACAATTCACCCCCCACCACCATCAACAGTATCCTTCAAAAACTCGGGCAAATCAGGCATCTTCACTGGCTCAACATTCTCCGGCAGATTCGCGTTATAGCGGTGAACAATATGGCGAATATTCCACGTGTACTCTTCCATCGCATCAACCTGCGCAGACAACTGCCTAAGCCTCTTCTTCGACCTGTACGTAGCCGCCTGAATCGAACCAAGAACAGTAGCGATAGCGGTACAAAGAGAGGCTACAAGTGTGGGTGTAAACCATGACACTACAGCCCCCTACCACTACAACAACCACAACACGTCACATACCCGCAAGCCGTACATTACACGCCGACAGCAATCCAGTTAGCTATCGCAGGCACACCAGAAGGCTTCGAACCATCATTCGTAATAAACGCCAACTGAAAATCCTTGCTAGTAATATTGTAGGCTTTCACATCAATCTGCTGCGTGCCCCCAGCCGCCGTCGCCATAGACGCCACCACAACAGGCGCACTACCAAACGGGCGGCCAAACGGGATCGTGTAAGAATACACAGCAGACCCGCCAAACTGGATCTGCTTCGAACCCGTCTCGATACGTGGGGACAGTAGCATCCACTCGCCGGCATGGTTAGCCCACACAGCCCCCGAAGGAACCATCACCCGGTCACCCTCCACAGGGGTAGGATCACACGCAGCAGACTCCCCAAACGCCACACGGGCCGCCACAGCACGCCTATCCAACTGCTGCTGCAACCCGTTAGACGACAACACCAAAGTAGCCAACAACTGCTGATGGTACACGCCAGGCTCAGCCCTCAACACATCCCTGGCACGCTCCGCACGCCCCCCAGGAACAATCTCCAACTTGGCCGTATTCTGCTCCCAATCCCGAGACAACACCACATAGTCGTATCGGGTCTCGCCAGGGCCAGGCAGCTGACCTGTCACCGTCTCAACACTATTCGACGTGCACATCACCCCGTGAGCCCAAGCCTGCCCCGGCAAAACCTCACACAACACTGTGGCACCCTGAACAGTAGTGCCAACACGAAAATCATCCGGGCCTTTTACGGACGGCATATTACCCATCAGACCAGACATTTGAGCCCAATCATACTCGGTCAACACACCATCAAAACCTTTGCACACAATACCCACAACAAACCACCAATTCTTTTCTAAAATTTTTGCAAATCCCGCACACCCGCAGCCAAATCAGCCACACGGCGAGCCAACAGGGCCGACGGATTATCCTCATAATCCCCCGCAATAGGAGTCACCTTCGTCCACCCGTCACCAGGCGATACACACTCCACATCAATCTGCCGAACAATCTCCGCAATAGGCCCCGAGCCCACATCCACATAGATCAAATCCCCGGGCATCAGATTGCCTGGCCCAAACCGCAACACATCCGACTCAGCCAACTCGATCTTAAACCCCGACGTGGCCCCCGACTCGGACAACACCCGCTCCGCCTCATCAATGAGATGCACATGCTCAGAATCCGTGTTACGGGCATCCTTAAACACCTCGACACGATCAAACCACTCATCCTCGGCCAACGCGTCAAAATCCTCACAAAACAGACGATCTTTGCCTTCGCCGCGGCCACCCACAACCACCGCCGTAGCCTTCGGGGCGTCACGCACATACTCCCACGACACAATAGACCCAGACTCGGCAGTCAACACATGGTCACGCGTCACAGCAGGCACACAATCAAACAGTAAACCACGCTGATCCTGCTTCACATTCTCAAACTGTTTCACCGTGACAGTCATCCGAGCCCACGACAACACCGGCAACAACTTATCGGCAAACACGTGAAACCGCGCCTGAAAATCCTTAATATAGCGGCCACGACTCTTATCATCCACCATAAATATATCAGGCGGAAAACGCCAAGTATTATCCCGCAACGCCTTCTTAGCGACCGACTCCGCCGCACCCGAATAGTGGGCATAATCCCTATTGGCACGCCACTCCATCCCAATGATGCTGGAACGATAAGGCACAGGCCACAACAGCATACGCCACAACAGGCGGATATCATCCTCACACGTGATAGTCACCCGCGAAGACTGCCAAGGACCCACACCATGAACCCGACGCACAGGCCCAGAAAAAATCTGGCCACCACCATAATCAACAACCAGCCGTGCACCCGGCCTAGTCAACCCGTCAAGCCTAGAATGATCACCCGACACCACCAACTCCAAAGTGGACAAACCATTCCACTTCAACGACAACTTCAACGACTCAAAAAAATTGATAGGCGCCACACGGCGATAATCCGGCGTAAACAACGTTACATGCGGAACAAGACCAGCCATCAACCATTCACCAAGCCCTCAAAAACCTGTACTGCACCGACACAACAATGGCACCCAAACCAACCATCTCAATATTCACACTCTTCGAACCGCCAGGCGGGATAGGCGCAAACTCCCACTCTGTCAAACGATCCATCACATCCTCAAACCCGTTCAACAACGCAGACTGCTGGCGAGGATCCGTATCAATAGTGATCCAATCATACTCCTCGACAGGATAATCCGAAGACACACGCAAACCATCAATCTGCACAGACCACGACTCCAACGGGCCCTCAACACGAATCACAGGCCACGCAGGCACATCACCCTTATTAGACAGATTATCCCAACCTGAACCAACACCCGGTGTTAACACCACAGGAAACGCCGTGCCATCCTTGCCGACAGGGCCGCCACCCAGCCAATCCTGCAACTTCGCGTTACTGAAACGAAACTTCTGCTCATCCCCATACCAAAACGGGTCATAAGCTGTCAAATGAATCACATAGCGGGCATAACCCCTGTTCACCGGATCAACCGTAAACGTGTCATCCACCGAATCAAACCGGCACTTCAACACACGCTCACGACCGGCAGGAGTCTGCACAGACAACTCCCCCTCCTCCCCGGGAGGAAACGCCGACCACAACTCGTCATACGCCTTCAAAAAACCGTCACGAAACCCGCCATCAGGATCCTCGTCAACACCCGACACCAGCACAGGTAATGTCACCTCGCGAGGCTTCACATTAAACCCGCGCCACTCCGAACCATGCACCCCCACATGCGTTTGAGAAAAATGCTCCACCTCAGGAACACCCAAACCGCGCAACGAATCATTCAACAACATGACAGGAGACGACCCCGTATAATCCGTCAAATGAAGCACACGCTCATCGCCAAACCGCGGATCCATCGACCATGTCACAGTCAAACCAGAACGATCAGACGGGTCAGGAATAAACATGCATACCCCTTTACTCACATGTAAGCCAACGCGTTCAAAGCGTCACGCTGCTGACGCTCAATCCGCTTCGCAAACTCGGCCGGATCACCATACGTCGGGCCATTCACATTCACCACAACACTCTCACCCTGAGCACGCCGATACCGGTCGTACGGGGTAAACGAGCCCACAGACGATCGCACACCAAACCGGGCATCCACAGCATCCGGAAGCTGCGAAGCGACACCCGACATCGCATCCAACGCCAAACCAGCATTCCCGGTGATCCCCTCAGCCAAACCGGCAACAACCTGCCGGCCAACCTCGTCACGAAACACCCGAGACGGGGAATGAATACCCAACACAGACTTCGCCGCATTCGCAACCTGAGAACCCATATTACGCACCGTATCCAACAGGCCACTCATAGCATTCTTAATACCGTTACCCAAACCAGACACCACGTCACGGCCCGCCGACACCAACAGGGACCCCATACTACCCAAGGCGCCCCTAATATTGCTGGGAAGATTCCTGAAAAAACCTATTACACTATGCACACCACTAGACACAGCCGAGCCCATAGCGTGCATAGCAGAAGAAGCCGCACCCCTCGCAGCGTTAAACCCGGACGAGGCAGCACCACGAACCCTAGACGCCATCGACCCGAAAAACCCGCCAACAGCAGACGCCACCGAAGACACAACACTCCGGATAGCATTCATCGCAGAAGAAACAGCGCCACGAGCCGCGTTAAAACCAGACCTCACATGGCTAGCCACTGAAGAACCCAGCCGGGCAAAAAACCCCACAACCGCGTTCACGCCGCCGGAAATCACCGACTTGAAACCGTTAATAAACGCAGACGTAAACGCTCTAATATGATTCCAGCCAGCCTGAACCACCGAACCCATACGCGCCACACCAGACACCAAATGGCCCACAACCCATCCAACAACACGGGCAACAGCGGCAATAACACGGGCCACAGCCGACACGACAGCACCAACAATACGGGCAACAAACCCGACCACGGCCGCCACCACCGGAGCCACAACAGCAAGAATACGGGCCACCACCTGTATCACAACCGCAACAACCTGAACCACCACACGCATAACAGACATGATGACTGGTATCAACGACCGGATAAGGCCAATAATCGGTGGCAGCACAGACATGACAGCACCCAAAATCTGCTGAATCACCGGCATCAAAACAGGCACCAACTGCATGACCACGCCAACAACCTGACGTATCACAGCAACAACAGCCTGAATAACCGGCATCAACGCAGGCAGCAACATGGCAGCAACCTGCGTCACCGCACCAATAATCTGAGTGATAACAGGAACCAGCCGGGCGACAAGCATACCAATCACAGGCATAAGCTGCGCCGCTAGCCCGGCAACCAAACCAATAATCTGGCCGAACACTGGCGCCAACCGTGCCACCAAACCAGCAATTAGACCAAACACAGGCTGCACAGCGGCCATAATCTGGCCCAACGCCTGGCCAACCACAGCCACAAGCTGCATCACCGCGGCACGGAACTGGGCGTTCGTGGCAAACATTGCCGCAAACAGCCCGATCACAATACCGACAGGGCCACCCAGGGCGCGAAACACGCCGCCAAGCCCCCCAGCGGCACCCTTCAAAGCACTAAACGACGGCAGTAGATTCTTCAACGACACCGCCAACGGGGCAAACCCTGCAACAAGCTTCCCCACACCCGCGGCAACAATACCGAACACTGCGGTGCCGCCAGCAAACATGGCAGCAAGATTTACTTTAGGGACCGGCAAATGCATTCTCGCAAAAATGCCCTTCAACTGCTCCACCTTGGCGCGCATCTGTGCATTCATTCGAGTGATCATAGCCGGCATGCGGTTAATCCACGCCAAAATAGACGGCATCATCCGCTGAATCCCCTGATCCACCGACGCAAACAAAGGCTTCACAGACTCCGTGATAGACTTGATAACCGGATTCAACGCAACAAAAATCTGCCGCAGGCCGTTCAAAAACGGGGCCATAGCCGTAGCACCCAGATAACCCAGGGCGCTCTTAACATTCTTCATAGCGCCCTCAAACGTCTTACCAGACGCCTGCGCAGCACCACCCATGCCAAGCTTCATCGCAGCCGCAAACGTGTTAAAATCGATCTGCCCCTTCGACACCATCTGCGACACCTCAGCAGACGTTTTACCCGTCTGCCTAGCCAACAGAGACAGCACAGGAACACCCGCCATCGTAAGCTGCAACATGTCATCGCCCTGCAACTTACCGCGCGCCATAACCGACGTAAAAATAGCGCCCGTATCCTGAAACGACTTACCCGAAATATAAGACACATCGGCGATAGTCTTCAACACATCCGTCATCTGCCCGCCAGACTGCACACCCGAAGCAGATAACGCCGCAGCCGTAGACGCCGCATCACCCAACGCATACGACGTACCAGTCACAGCCTCAATAGCCGAATTCATAATCGAAGACGTGTCAGACGACGTGTGACCTAAACCAGTCAGTTTAGCCTGCGCCTCATCAATAGCCATCGCCCTAGCTATACCGCCACCAATAGTCACATCATAGATAGACTTGAGGCCCTTCTTAGCAACATTGATGGCACCCATCATCGCCGCACCACCAAGCGCCAACTTCATCCCGCCAGCAAACAAGCTACCCGAACGCTGACCCTCAGCAGGCATCACACCCGACAACTGTTTACCAACATCACTTTTAAGGCCAGGCATCTTCGTATACAACGACACATATGCGGAAGCAATCTCACCAGACATACACTATTCACCCCATAATATTAATCTCGCGAGACACCCCGCCACCGGCACGAACACGCGCCAAAATATCGTCCACCTGCCCAGACGTAAACCGGGCCCTACGCTCATCCGTAGGCCTCGCCACAGGCTCCGGCTGCCCCTCACTATTAGCAGACCTGTAATGATCCAGCATGTCCAGCACAGCCCACTCGCACCACTCAAACGGTCGCTGCCAACCATTCAGGTGGGCCGCCAACTGGCTAGACGTATCGGTACACAACACGCCAGCCAGCCGGACAGCCTCACCCCAACACATCTGCGGGCCACCAACACTATAAACAGAAACACCAAACTTGGTGCGGAAATCGTATTCGATGGCCCCACGATAATCATCAATCAGGCCGTGGAGCCAAACTATTCCCCCAGCGAGGCACCCTTACCGTCAGGCTTATATTCCATCCACTCACGGAAAATCTCGGCCACACGAACCATAGGAAGCCCCTCCAAAGCCTCCACAGCATCCTCTGGGGCGGCAGCCTCCAACATGGAAAACATCACCTCAACCTGGGCGAAATCAGCAGACTCCCCAGACTGGGCAATCCTGGCGGCACGGCGAAAAACGCGGGCAGGAACAGCCTGCGCTGTTTCCTCCGCATCCGCCAACACCCAGCTACGGTCACCAATCTTCAACGTGTAACCTGTGTCACTCATCTATCAACAATCCCTCAAACTATGTGTATCAGTTATTAGACGGCGGATTCGGATCCGGCTCAGGCTTAGGAGGCTCCGGCTTCGGAGAAGGAGGAACCGGGGGAGTATCAGCTTTTAAAGCCGTCATCCACCCCCGACCAGACACCGCATCACCCTTCTTATTAATCTGGGCAGGATACGCCTTCAACGTCACACCATACCCATACACCTCGCCATTCTTGCCCTTAATCTCGTCACGATCAATCAACTCAACCTCAGGGAAATAGTAGCGAATAACCTGATCGCCATCAACAATATCCATCAAAAGGGCGTGAACACCCGTCGTGGCACCCGGAGAAATATCGAACGAACCCGAATCGGATCCGGCAGTAACCTTCGACTGCCAAAACAGCTCGATAACCTCCTTCTTAGACTCGATCAGCTGGAAAGAAATCTCGATAGACGACTCCGTAGCCACAGTGCGAACAACATCCGCATTCTGCCAAGCCTTCAAATCATCCGTTTTACGCTCAGGCTTAATCTTAAACCCGTCATCCGACAGGTACCCTAAAGCGGTAAGACCGTCAGGAACCGTCTTCACACCATCAATAGTGTCACCGGCATGAGCTTTACCAATATAGACGTCACCCGTAACAGCAGAGCGAACATTAGACGCTTTACGTGTTTCAGCCATCATAACCCCCATTAAATATCAAACAATTACATTAAAACAAAAACAACGATACGCTTACTCGGATTCGACAGGCCGGCACACCAGCTCAAAAAGCGAATACACATCAAAACGTGCACCATCAACCAGCAAATCAGGGCCAGTAGAACGCCTACAGTACACCACAGGGTCACCGTCCACACCATCAGCCAGCACAGCCTCAACACGACGCGCCAACGACATAGCACGATCCGGCATATCAGAAAACACATTCACCCGCAAAAAAACACGCTCACGAACATGCAACTGCGGGCCACCATCCAACGCCAACCAAATCAGATCACCGCCGAAATCGTCAGGCACCGTCCCAGTACACGGTATATCGGACAGCCATCCATCATCCTTGAGCACACGTTTAGCCCACACGCGAGGATCACCATAAACGATCACGACGCAGCCCCAATCGACCTCGCCAACGTGCCATGCTTCGCCTCAATACGCTTCCCACCCCTATAGGTGGTACCAATCCTCGCCACAGCCTCAACACGGTGAACCTGCACCTCCGATGATAACCCTGCACGATACTGGGCCTTATCGAAAGCGTTACCGCCCACATTCGCCGAGGCCGCACGCTTGACACGCTCGCCACGCTCAGCCAACATCGACTGCACCCCAGAAGACTTCAACACCTCACGAATACCCGGCAAGTTCAGCTTCACATTCACATCCTGAGCCACTACCTATCAGCCCTTCTTACGCTTCACATTGATCTGCGTACCAGCATCCCAACCTGACATGGGGTGATGCCACACGATAGGAGATCCGTCAGCCTCCCACACAACACCCCGAATACGCCACCGGCAACGATAACCGGCATCCTTGACAGGCTGCTTGAAAAGCATCGACCAATGCTCATAATCCGAGTCACGCCCAGCCGCCTCATCCTCCTGCGAAACGGAAGCATAGATGGCCACGTTATGGTACACAGTCTCGACAGGCTTAGACCAGTCTTCCACCTTGTCGCCAAGATCATCGACACGAACAGTCGGTTGAAGCATCACAACCGTTTCACCATAAGGAAAACTGGTCATATCATATCTCCCACAAAGGGCCAGCGTAGCCGTTAATATTCGACCCGCACGAACAGCCGCCACCCCACACCGTGGAACACACCTCAGAATGATTCACGCTACTCCTCATGGTCGGTGTGATAGTGAACGCTTTACCAGCCCCACCATCACCCTCACACAGCTTCTTCAACGCGGCAATCTCAGAAGGCCACAACAAATTCGTGGGAGTATTAGACCGTGTAGTCTGAGCGAAAGGACCCGCAGACTCATACTGCACCTGACCCGAAACCCCGGTATCATTCCAGCGCAACAGGGCCCTGCGCAGAATAGCCTTAGCTGCATCCTTGTATTTGAAATCCGGTTTAGCGATACAGGGGGCGACACTGACAGCCACAGCCTCCACATCGGCAATCATCGCCTCAAGCTTCTCTCTAGGAATATCGGCGAAAGGCTCAATATCCTCAGGCTTCAAAATGATACCCATCAACACCACCCCCTGCACATAGTACACATTCGCTTATCTTGTATCAGTTACCAGCCGGAGGATTAGGCTCAGGCTTCGGGGCCGGAGGAGGAGTCGGTGCAGCCTTCTCCTTCACAACAGCAAACGAATCAAGCGACTCGATAGCCACATACAGCACAGCCTCAGCACGAACCATAACCTCATTATGTCCCTTAAGGTCACGCCCAGTCTGATCCGGGTCACCATACTCGATCAGCTCGATCGGGAAGTTACGCTGGAAACCCCAATGAACACGCGAGAAATCACCAACAATAGCCTTAACACCAGAGGCAGGCGACATCTCCGGGGCACCCGAAACAGTCGAAGAAGCACCAACATTCAGCCCACGCCAATTATCCAGGCCGGCAAACCCGGCGGCAGGATACATCGGCTGACCGGCAAGCGGAGACCCCTTCGGATACACCTCAGTAGACAGAGCAAACGAGAACGCCGGATCCAAAGCAACACCGTTAGGAACCTGCAAACCAGCCCCAGCGATAAGGCCGACAGCCTTGACCAGATCAGCCGTAGCGCTATCGGTTGCATCAACAATATGCTTCGTCTTATCCAGCGACACCTTGACAGCCGCAGCAGGCTTACCCGTAGCCGGATCAATACCGTGGAAGGCAATCAGATCCACGGCGCGACCAATAGAAGCACCAAGAGCCGGGGAAATCAGATCCTGCAAAACACCCAGACGGTAATCAGCATCAGCCCACATAAACTCGTCGCTTACACGCTGCTGAGTCACAACCTTGATAGGCTGCGCAGTAAACGCCGAAACATCAACAGACGCGGAAGGCTTAACCTCGCCCTCACCAACAATCTTAGCGCGAGGAACACCACTAAACACGGCACCCTTAACCGGCCCGAAAATAGTCGGCTGCTCCGGCGACAGTTTCGCCAAAACACCAGAATCGATAGCACGGTCACGAACCGCACCAATCATAGAACCAGGAAGCTCAAGCTTCCCTGCAGAAAGAAAATCGTCAGCCATTATAAATCATCTCCTAGAATTATTGACAAGAGCATCCACAAACGCGACACCCTCACGTCGTTTAACATCATCAACGGGGGCACTCCCCGCAAGACGGCGCACACCCGCGCCACCACCACTACTATGGTCGATCAAACCCTTCAAAGCTTTCGCAGACTCCACCAGCGCTTCACGATCGCCACCGTGCAAGAAAGCGACAGCATCACCCGACAGGCCACACTCGGCAGCCACATCACGCTTCACACCCTCAAGAACAAACCCATTGATCCGGTCTTCGAGTTCCTCATTCTTGCGGCGAAGATCATCAATCACAGACCCCGCATCACCATCCGAGGCGCGAAGCTTCTCCAACTCGGCAAAATTACTTTTAGCACGAGACTCCCACTTACGAGCCTCAGCCTTCCAATCCGTGCCAGACGGCCCAGAAGCCTCACCCTTCACGGAAACATCACCGGCATGATCATCGCCGGCAGCCTGCCCATCCTTCACAACATCAACAACGTCTCCACCCTTTCCGGGCTCAACAGCATCATTGTCAACATTCTGTTCTTCAACTTTTTGATCGGCCATAGCCTAACCCTATACTCCTTGCGGAAAACAACACAACATTGTTGACCCCCGTGCGGGAGACAACCCTGTGCACCGATAACCGGCAGCGCACAACCGGAAACCATCATCTCATGTCGCCAACAGTACGCATAGCCTTCAAAATATTGCCAGGCGACTGCTGCAACCCGTGATCATCAACCCACTCACGAGCCTTCTCATAAACCCGCTTATATGCGGTGTCCGCAGCACTGGGCTCCCAACGCCCAACAACCTCAACCACCGTACACCCGCAATGATCATGATACTTCGAACCAAACGGACGCCTACCGGCACGCTTATGACGCCGCGTATGACCAGTAGTAAGCGCCCGCTCTTTGGTCGTATAATCCGACCTCGTAGCCAACATGGCACAAAACGCGCACGGATCACCATCAGTCACCCTGCGCCACGACCTACCCTGCGCACCCGCAGACCACTCAACCGTGTCACGGCCAGCATTCATGACAGCCCGATTAACACCCGCAGCCATCGAACCAATCGTGTCATTCGCCCTATCCGGGTCACTCTCAAGAATCTTCATAGTCGAAAACGACCTAGCCAACGCGGCGGCAGCATCAAACTCGTCATACACGATCAAACCCGGATCCACACCATTCAACCGGCGAAAATCCGACACAAACCTGGCAGCCAACGACGCCGAACCATCATGGCCGGCACGCTCCAACTCCACACACAAACGCACATACTGCGCATCTGTCATCTTCCCGGAATGCCACAAACGACCAAGCTCGGCATAATAGCCCGCATACTTCCCGGCAAACCTGACCGCCTCACGCTGATACTCAGTCGCAGCAAGCCTCGACATAGCACCCGAAGCCATCGCCTATCAAACCTCGTTAGTCTGACGAGAAATAGCCCCAGCCAGCGCCGCCAACGGATCCGAAGACTCGGCACGATGCCGCATCACAGCCTCAACCTGCACATCATCCAAACCCAACATCTCCAACACCGTCCGAGAATCAGCAGGCAAAATACCGGCACCCACAAGCTTCGTCACAGCATCAGCCGTAGCCGCCCGAGTAGGCGTCGAAGCATCACGCCAACGCAAACCCACATCACCAAAAAACGCGGCCTCATCAACACTCGAATCCAACGCCCGGGCAGCCAAAAAACCAACCGACAGCCAGCCCTGACCAAACGACGTCTGCCTGCGTTCAGCACGCTTCACAAGCCGAGACTCCTCCGCAGCCAAAGCCTCCCCACTAGGCGGGTTAGACGTGATAAACCCGAAATAGCGTTCCGGAACAGCCGCCTCACCCGCAGTCAACTGCGCCAACAGCCGCATCTGATCCGAATACGGTGTAGGAGAATTCACAGGAAACGACCCCACATTCGGAGTGTCACCATCATCATCCTTATCAACAGCCCACACAGAAGCCATCGACAACACCCAGCCAGGCTGCGAAAACTCATCCGCGCTCACACCAGTCACCCAACGCTGAGGATACGCATAAAAATCACGATTCACAGACTGCCCCAACAGTGTGCGCACAGCCTCATCCGTGTAAGCACGAATCGACCGAGTGATCTCCGAACGGCCATCAATCCTAGACGTACGACGACGATTCACAACAGGCACCAACGGAACCGCACCAAGACCATTCACGATACGGCCCGTCTCAACCCACTCACGCGAACCCCGCCGCTCCACCTGAACAATCACATCAGGAAGCAACAACTCCGCCTCAACAACCTCAGGATCACACGTCTGCTGCACCACAAGGCCAGCATCCAGACGAGACCCGTCAGCCGAAAACCGGCCAGTACAATTCTTTGGTGACTGCGGACGAACCAACACCGACCCATCCCCCTGGGGAATGATCGCCACAAACGACAACCCAAAAATCAGCGCATCCAAATGCACATCACACGACGCCGTAGCAAGCCGATTCGCAGCATACACACCATCCAAACCGTAGCCGTCACCATTCGTCCAGCCAAGCCAATCCAGACGCTCCTCCAAAGCATCCACCGCAATCCCAGGCCACGACACCACCGTTTGCACACGCTGCAACTCCGGAGGAATAGCCACACCAAGGTCACGCACCCGGCTCGAGCCCTCATAGTAGCCCTCAATACGGCAATGCCACGAAGACAACCTTTGGATACGATCGTACATGCCCTCAATCAGAGCCAACTCATCCGAGTTCATACCACAGACACCCGCTTCCTACCAGACCGTTCACGCCGCCTAGCCTTCGCCATCTTCGCACCAAGATAAGCCAAAGACACAGCCTCCAAAGGAACCTCAGAACCATCCTTAAACGAGGAACCCCAACCCCACGCAGAACCCTTCTTCTTCTGCACAGCCGACCTCACAGCAATATCCAACATGTCACGCCTCGAATCAGCCCTAGGGTGAGAAACCACACCAGACCTTACACCTTCCAAGAAGGCTTGACACGCCTCCACATAAGTGCCAGTATCAGCAACCACCACGCCACGGCCCGGAACACCACGATCCGTCAACGCCTTCTGCAACAACACCGCACCAGACCCGGCAACCATGACCCGGTCAGTATCACCCCAACGAACCGCCAACCAGTCAGCCAACCGGCCCACACCATCAACAATCGTTCCCGACAGCCCATCAATAACCTCAACATGAACCCCAGCATCAGTCCGGCCAGCACCCGCCAACGCGACACGATCCCCCGAGCGAGAAAACGAGACACCAAACACTTTCCCGCCAACCAGACTCGCCTCATCCACAGCAGACTGAGCCCACTTATCGGCTGGTATCACCGACGAAGCAGACTGGCCACGATCCCACCAGCCAAGCCGCTCCCGAGCAAACCCGGCAGCAGACATCGACTCATGCTCATCGCTTACGGTCCCGAAATTCAGGCGACGACCCAAGGCTGGATTCGTATCCCCCGCCAACTTCCGCCACTGGCGTGACACATCATCCGGATCAGACTCGTCAGGAATCGAAAACTCCGTCCACGCAAACCGTTTACCACCCGACAAAGCCTGACCACGCAAACGCAACACCACAGACCCGTCAGCCAACGGCCCAGGCGGCGTACCCAAAAAAATCTGCTGCGGATCACCAGAAGGAGCCGCAGACACCGTAGGAAGCAAAGCCTCCAACTGCTCATCCGACAACTCCTGAGCCTCATCACACACCAAATCATCAACCGTAAAACCGCGAGCAGAACCCCGAGAACGGGCCACAAACTCCACCGAACCCCAACCCGGACAACCACACTTCTTCTCAAACGTGGCACAATCCGGATGATGCAACACAATAGCCTCCTGGCCATTCGTCGCACGAATCGACTTCACCATACGATACAAATCCGGAAACTGCCGCTCATTCTCAAAAAACGACCTCAACCGCATAAACGCCTTACGAGCCGACTTCAACTCGTGAGCCGTATGCAAAATACGGCGACCCTGAATAGTCGCCTTAAACAACTCCACAACCTCAAGGATCGCATTCTTGCCATTCTGGCGAGGCACAAACACCCCACACACACCCGAAGCAAGCCTGCCATTACCACCCACAGCAAGCCAATCATCCAACACCTGCTGCTGCCACGGATCAGGCGTCAACCCATACGCACGACCCAACTCCCCAGCATCACCGCCAGCAGACACCGAATACGCCGCAGCAACCCGGTGACGAGGAACCTGAGACCCAACAACACCAGACACCTAATCAGGCCCCCTTGCGCTTCCTATACCGGTCAATCATCGCCACCGCAGAACCCCCACCACGGCCACCAGACGCCACATCAACCGAATACCGATCCAACATGCCCATAAAAGCCTTCACATGAGCACGCAAAGAAGCCACAAGGTCCGCGCGACCCTCACGCCACACCACATCATGAATCACAGCCGCATCAAGGAGAAACAACCACTCCTCATCAGACACATACTGCGCGCGACTATCCTCACCCCACACACGCCACCAACGACGCGTCTCCCCACACCAATCACGACCATCAGGAAGCTCAGGCTGCACAACACTCACCACCAACACAAAAAGTCGACAAACAGACAAAACCACAAAAGGGAGGTATTTCACT